GTGCGCCAGAAATATCCGGAACAAAACGAAACAAGGTCAGGATCGGTGTGCATTTTACTTTTTGGAACCAAACCGTATCGCTTGAGTAATTTGTCAAACAAATCTAAGCTGATCTGTCCGTAATATGCATTGTAGGAAATGACAGAATCATCCCCCAGTGCTATTACACGAACGTCATCAAAACCTAACTCACCCAACACGGTCAGCATAACTCCAATTGTAAGCATAGAGTTTCCTGGGGAAGTGTTTGGATCACCAGAACAACGAGTTCCGACGACATGGTACGTGTGCCCGTGGCTCGTACGTCCACGAACAAACAACTGTTCATCCAACACTGTCATGGCATCCTTACCAACCCCAAATCTCCGATAGACGTCATGTTCAACGATCAAAGCCTCTCTACTAATTGATGCATCATAGCGACTGAAATCAGTTTCTATAAAAGCATTGTGGCCGCTTGACAATGATATGTTCATCCAGGACCCCACCCCTTCGGCGTTTAATCCGGAGGCATAGGTCGCCCTGTCAGCAACACTCAATGTACGGGCCAAATGCTTCCCAAAGGAATGCATCCATGGACCTAGTAGACTGTTAGCCAAATCACTTGTACCTTGAATTACACGAGGATCATAGTCCTCAACACCGGTAACGCGTGACTTTAACAGCTTTTCACGTTTAATGAACGTCTTTCGCACACACTGGCTTCGAATGGTACCAACGTCTGGGCATGCAGAATACTCATTAAGAGCCCTCAACTGCTGTTTCCGACGGTTTTGAGGGAATCTTGAATTCCAGATCTCAAAACTAGTAGCTCGAACAATTCTCGTTGGTAACAAACCATCGAGAGTTGGACGAACCTTGTTCCATTCTCCTACAACTAACTCGCCTTTAGTGTTTAAAGCCCGATGAATGACGGCTCGCTCCTCATTAATTGGATCATCACTAGACACCACAGGGATGACACTAGCAATTCCAACTCCTATGAGTTGAGCCCCCTTCTCTCGGATTTTCCTCCACGAATAGGAAAATTTAAAACCGGCTCCTACCCCAGGACCCATTGTAGACCTATCGGATTGATAAGCACGAAGGGTGGTTATTGGTATCTCGCCTCCACGAACAAGAGACCCATGGTCCCTTTGTTGAACTGAACCAAGGGTATGGTAAACCCCTTGTCGAACAGTACGGGAGCAAGCTGCAGTGACGCAGCTTATACCGAGAACAACCAACAAACTATTAATGGGGTGTTGGACAATTCCTCTGGATAATGACAGAACTGAACCCAACACGGTGCGAGGCCGGACAATAATTGCAGTGGTTGCCAACAACCCTCCTGCAATTACGGTCTTCCTCCCGATTCCTTTTAGCTTGAAGTTAAGGGCTGTTGAATGGGAGTCTCCAAAACTAGATGTCACTCCTTGGACGGAGTCTAAACAACTAACTTCGAGGCTCATGTCCGCGACAAACCCTAGTGCGGTGGCAATGACCACCACATTGGGTTTATCCTCGGGCGGTATTAGATCATCCCGCTCAACTTTCTCCTTAACCTTCCTAACCAC